ATCAGTAACGCTTATAATTTCGATAATATTAGTATCCTGTAAAATCCTAGTAGGAAATCTCTCTGCTGCTCCAAAAGTCAATGTAGTTGTTTTAACTTGACCTGAAATAGCTTGAGTAGTTTTCTTTAAAAGATACGTGTTTGGATTTCCTCCTACAGTAGTGTAGGTTGAAATTTCAGTCGGATTGCTAGAAGAAGTTAAGTTGAAATTAACTACGTTTGGAACGTAAAAATACATTGTTGTATCTACATTAGATCTAACTTGCATACCGGCCTCAATAGTTAGGGCGTAGTTATAATCAGGTAAATAACCGGCACCTGATGCAGGTAATTGTTGATAAACATCTAGATTAACAATAGCTGCTGAAGTTACTTTAGGTCTATAACCGAGCATATAAGCTAAGTTATATAGGTTGGAAGGTTGCTTTGCATACTCTAAAAAAGTCTCTTGAGTATTATTATCTAAGTAAAAAGCTAATACATCTCCTACATAAGCAGCCATATCAATAAACATGGTACCAGGAGATGATGTAGAAAAGTCGTTATAGGAAGTCGGATAGTATGCTTTTGCATACTCTACCAACGCCTCTTTAAAGGTGTTAAAGTCTTTATTTAAATATCTTATGTCTTTATTAGCCATTGATGCTTAGTGTTATATTGTCAGATTCTCTAGTGTTTCTAATAGTGTATGAGAAATTAACAGTTAAGTTATTCTCATCTGGATTACCTCCAAAAGTTAGATCCGTTATAACTACATTTGGAAAATAAGCTTGTACACCGCTTCTGATTAGAGTATCTAAATCATCTACTGTAGTGTTAGTTATTTGCTCAAATAATTTACCTCTAAGGCCAGCTCCAAAAGAAGGATTAAATATTCTTTCTCTAGGATCTGTCAATAAGAAATTTATTAAATTATACTTGGTTTGATCTTTAGTGTTATATACAGTCTCGAAAACAGCAGGATTGCTGAAAGGTATAGAGACTCCAATTCCTGTGGAAGGCCTTAGATCTAATACATTTATATTTCGTACGTTATATGCCATTAAACTTCTCCGTTTTGTTGCATTTTAGCCATTAAAGCTGTAAAGTCTGGAACAGCATTAATTTGAATTGCATCTAAATTTGAGCTCGGTCTTGCTGCTGCAAACATTTCGCCCACTGATTCTACTACAGGTGCATTTTCTCTTACCATTCCCATTCCGCCATACCCTTGAGCCATGCTCGAATCGAAGCTAAAACTCTCCATATCATCACCTGACATAGCATTTGCTGTTTCAGCAAGTAGGCTATTCAAAGGATTGTTTGAACTTAATACTGGCGGTGCCATTCTTCTAACTGGTTGAGTATTAAGAGTTCCAGGAATAGCTGGTTTAGCTGAAGTTTTTGTTTCGACAATAGGCTGTCTGTTTGCGATTATCGCTTCTTTCAGAATACCTGCAAGTTCTTCTTGGAAGACTGCGCGGACTTCTTCACGTATAAGTTTTCTAAGTAAATCTGTTTGTCCCATATTGTTATAAATATTTGTTTATTACTTTTTTGTCTTTGTAGCTTCCGGTTCATTTCCTGTTCCTACTGAACTAGCTACATTATCTGTTTTTAATAAGTTTTCTCCGTTAACCTTCTCTTGAGCTGCCTGGTTTTTAAAGGTAGTGCTAGAGTTATCTAAGGCTGTTCTAACTCTCTTTCTCAAGCGTCTACCGCCTGATAAGTTATTAATAAAGGCATTCAAGCCTAATCCTTGACTTTCATCTGCGCTATCGGGTAAATCTTTACTTTCCTTGCGTAGACTATCAAAATTAAAGTCTTCACTCATAACAGTATCATTCTCTAAATAATTCACAGAAGTTGCTATTACTGCTAAATCTGAAGCATCTAATAAGTTAAATTGAGATGATACTAAATTCGAACTTAAAAGCTTTATTTTAACTTCTTCAATTATAATAGCGGTATTGGTTGCAAAAGTTAGATCAGATTGTGCTACTATAGCTCCATCTGGATCTACTGCAATACCCCTTCTACGCTTATTCTTTATTGACCTATCAGTTAACTCTTCCTCTACTACACGAATACTATATTTACCGAATAGAGCAGTATCGGGACTTGTTTTTCCGTCGTGTATAAGTATATAAGTTGCTAATTGTTCTTCAATTCGCTTTAAGTTATTATAGCTATTTCTTAAATCTTGAAGTACTGCAGAATCTTTTGTCGACTCACATCCTTCTAGTTTTGCTATCAGTACTTTTAATCTAAGTAATAATTCTGTAGCATTTGTCAATAAGTACCTAACAAAACCTAATATTACTGCCAGTAAACTATTTATTTGCTCTAATCTTTTAATTACCTGATTATTTTTATTATCAGCTGATTGTCTAGCTTTTTCAAGTGATGCAGTAATTCCGTGAGTGGTAAATAAATTTGGAAGAGGTAAGCTTAAGAAGAATGTACCTATAAACTTCAATATCTTTATTAATAATAAAGCTAACTTAATTAAAAACTGCAACTGTCTTATGACATTATAAATTTTTTGAGCTATCTGAATAAAACTATTTACTTGATTTGCAATTTGTTTTATTGTAGGAAGTATTTTAGTAGGGTCAAGTACTTCTGATAATCTTTGTATTTCTGCTCTAACATCTGAACCTAAAAAATTACCTAGTAAAGCTAGTGCGGATTTAAAGTTAAGCGTCTGTATTGTTACACAAACTGATCTTATATCATTTATCTTCTTTAATAATTTCTGAAGATCTTCATTGTTTATATTTCTATAGTCGGTGTACTGATTTATATAACCGACAAAATTATCAACATAGTTTAAGCTACCTCCTAATCCAGGTACTTGAGAAAGTAACGTAGCATCTTGTGCTGTAAAAATAGAATTAGGATTATTAGGGGTAAGTGTACTAAGTAAATCTTTTAAATTCTGTAAGAGATTATAAGTATTAAATGCTAGTAATCTTGTACCGGAAATTTGAGTTTCCCCAGGTGCAGGCGGTCCAAAATCTTGTATAGCTTGTTTCTGGGTAGTTGCTTGAGGTGCTACTCCTGCATAACTCCTAACTAAAGTAGTTGGAAGAGCTAAATATTTATCTATAGTATCTTGTACTTCTTTTGCTGTATCTTGTACGGCATATAAAGCTTTCTCAACAGGATCAGGATTAGTACTTCTTTTTGGCGGTTTAGAGTTAATAGTAGTCGTTATAAAAGATAATACATTACAAATATCTAAACCGTTTATTGTATCGAGTATATTAAATAAACCGGACTGTAAGAAGTTAGATTTTTTCTCTTTTGGCGTAGTCTTAATTGTTGCAGAAAAAGAAGCTGCGGATTTTTCTACAGGTACACCCCATAATATTTTATAAGTACTCACTTGAAAAGTCGCTATTGACTTTGAAAAGAATACTATAAGGGTCTCTATCGGATCTTTAGGTTTAGCCATTACTTAGTATAAGTTGTTTTTGATAGACAAGGACCTTGTAATTGCTTCTTTATAACAGGTGCAGTATCTGCGAGTATTTTAGCTGAAGCTATTATTTCAGGAAGAGAAGCTGCTAATCCTGATTCACTTATATTAGCTAAGCTATTTCCTAAAGCTTGTAAATTATCTAATAATTGTCCTAATTGAAAAGCTGTTTTTCTACCTAAGAAAACAGGCTCACCTTCTAATTTTGCTCTTAAACCTAATTCTATAAATCCAGAAGAAATGCTAGTACTCTCTGTAGCATCTACAGTAAAGGTAGCAGGACTAGAAATAGCTACTCCTTTTTTTCCGAACATAAAGATAAAGTCATCATAAGAATGATTTGTAACTCTTCCTGAAGAAATTATTACTTGATTACCTTTATATGGAAATTCTGGTTTATACATTACCTGATTACATTTGGATTTTGATTATTGATACGTATGTCTTGTGTATTAGCAGAAAGCGAATCTAAACTAGTCAATTGTTGATTTAAAGGTATGACATTAGCTACTAAATTAGCCTGTAAAGTAACTCCTAGAGTTGTTAAAGGAAAATTTTTATTTATATCTACTATCTCAACTACCTGTCCGTTTGTTAAATAAATTGAAGAAGGATCTCTATTAATATTTTCTATTGTTGGTATCCATCCTTCTTGGTCTACTTGCCTTCCTTGACCATTTCTAATAATTGTAATAGGATTACCTTCTGGTCCATCCCACCAATAATTTTTATCTCTATTTGATATTAACGAAGATCCAAATCTTATTGAACTACCTACTCTACTTTCAAAAGCAATATCTCCTACAAACATTTCCAAGTTCTTAATATTAGGCTTTTCAGGAAAACTATTACCTAAAGGATATTCAATTGATCCTGTAGTAAGATTAGATGTTTGATTTGTAATTCCGTTTTGCTGATAGTTAACTTTTACTGCAGTTACATGCTCATTGTAATCAGTTAAATTAGGAAGTGCGTTGTGATTAACTGCTCCCCATAAATTAAAAGGGGGTAAGTAGTAATAACTCTTCTGATTCGTATTTTCATTTAAACCTAAACTTGGTCCTGTTACAATATGAACATACTCTCCTTCTGTTGGATATTGCTTCATCCAGGAGTAGAAAGGCATAGCAGGCTGGTTTCCTTCACTATTAAAAGTACTGCTTTGAGTTCCGTTTAAAATTTCAAATAAAATCTTACCTAGATCAGTTGGATTTGTATAATTAGGATCAGGTATAGTAGTTCCTGGGTAATAAGGGCCATACACGATGTGAGCTACTCTTCCTAGAATGTAACTTTGGCCACTTGCTTGACCGGAGCCATCAGGGCTACTTATAATATCAAAGAAATTATTTCCCATTATTTTTGTATATCGGGTAACTCTTTTATAACGTTATCCTGTAAAGGAACTGTAGATTTTTGAATATCGCTAAATAATAGCTCTAAGTCTTTATCAGAAAGGCCGCCATCTCCATTTTCTGTTGATTGACCACCCTTCTGTAAGATAGAAGCTAATTTTACAAGAGCATCATCATTCTTAACATCTATTTCTAAATACTCTTTAATTAAAGGAACTATTATAACAGCGTTTCCAACCTCTTCACCTACCATTTCAGTTAGTTGACTGATTAGAGTACTAATTTTAGATTGCTTGTTTTTATGGTTCTTAATTACGTCTTGTACTAGATCAGAGTACTTTTTTCCATCATATAGTTCAAAATCGAGATTCATAATACTATTTTAAATAAATAGCTATTTAGAGAAAATGTTAATCTCAGTGCCTTCTTCTAGATAATGGTTTAGCATCTCCTTATAAATCTCTTTTAATACCTTTATTACCTTGGTAATGATAGGAGTAGGAGCATCTGTAATCTCTTTTATGTATATAAAGAGAGCTTTCTTATTAAATATATCGATATTCTCTCTGCGTTTAAACAACTCTAAAATAGCATCTCCCACTCTCGCTTCTTGAGCTTTAGGGAATAAATCTAAAAGATCATCATCTACTTTCTTGATAAAGAGGTCTATAAAGTTAAGTTCTTCAAGAGGGTTTGGCTGAGTTAATAATAGTTCATTTGTAAGTGTCTTATCAGAATCTACATCTTCAACAGGTGCTTTACCTTTTAATCTCTTATAGTTGTTATTGTTATAAACGATTAAATACCTCTTTGCAATAGTACCAAAATAAGAATAAGCCTTACCTTTACTTGGATCGTATAGGTGCAATTTCTCTAAAAGAAAAGCAATTACTTCATGCTTTAATTCATTAATATTATCTACTTCTGTGTAGTAGAATTTAAAAGTATGAATGATATTTTCAGCTAATTTAAAAAACGCATAGTAAATCTTTTCGTTAAAGATTTGATTTCTTTTAGCTTGAGATGTTTCTAATCTATAATCTAAAATAGCTTGCTGTGTATCTAGGGTAAAGTAGTCTATTGACTTCTTAGGTCTTCTTTTTCTAACTCTACCATCCTTTGTAAGTGTAACTTCCGCTTCTTCGACTTTGAAAATATCTTCAACCATTATCGCTTATTAAATTGATTTAAACCTTCCTGTACTGCTTTTAAATTTTGAAATACCGTCTGTAATTCTATATCACTTTCCATCCAAATCTTATCATCTAAGTTCTTAAGAGCTTTCTCAGACTCACCTATTAA